CCCAATCAACTTTATCAAGATTCGCTTCTAAAATACGAATTGCATTCGGACTTGGATTTTGTGATAAGTTAAACCAATCAATTTTATCTAAATTCTTTTCTAAAATATGAATAGCATTCGGATTTATTGATAAATTATCCCAATCAACTTTATCCAAATTCTGTTCTATAAGATGAATAGCATTTGGATTTAAACATAACCATTCCCAAACAATTTTATCAAGATTCGCTTCTAAAATATGAATTGCATTGGGATTTTGTGATAAGTTAAACCAATCCACTTTATCTAAATTTTGTTCTAAAAGATGAATTGCATTCAGATTTCTTGATAATTCATACCAGTCCACCTTATCTAAATTCTGTTCTAAAAGATGAATTGCATTAGGATTTAAAGACAAATATGTCCAATCAACCTTATCTAAATTATTTTCTAAAATATGAATTGCATTTTCATTACCTGATAATTCACTCCAATTAACTTTATCTAAATGTTTTTCTAAAAGATGAATTGCATTTTTATTTCCAGATAACCAAAACCAGTCGACTTTATCTAAATTTTGTTCTAAAATATGAATTGCATTTTTATTTTCTGATAAGATGCGCCAATTATCTTCATTTAGTTTATTACCTTTATATAAATATTCTTCTATAAAAGCAATAGCATTTAAGTTAGTATTAGCGCATAATCCTCTCAAATCTATTAAAGTTTCTATTAAATTTGTTGTATATCCTTCATTTAATAAATAAAGTTTTTCTTTAAAAATTGGTCTTTTCATTTTATTGATAAATATTTAGTAAAACTAAATAATTTTTGTTTATAATAAATTATAGAGATATAATATTTTATAAAAATCAATTTTTTTTTAACCCTTTACTTGCATAATATTTAAAATAGTGCACTTTAATGTATGATTCTTTAAGTAGTATTATAAAATGTATGTTAAACATCCATATTTATTATATGATATTTTCCATATAATCACTAAATTCAAATTCATATAAAGTGGATAATCCCATGATTCTTTGTGGATGAAAAACTTTTTCAACTAATTCTTCACAAAAATCTTTATTATTCTCTTTCATCTTCTCATAGTCTAAAGAAAATAATAAATGAGTTGCATTGGAATTTTTTGATAAGCCCGTTGGACATACTTTATCCAGATGTTTTTCTAAAATATAAATAGCATTCGTATTTTTTGATAATGATTTCCAACTCGCTTTATCCAGATTTTGCTCTAAAATATGAATTGCATTTTCATTTAATGATAATAATATCCAATTAACTTTGTCTAAATGTTGTTCTAAAATATGAATAGCATTTGGATTTTCAGATAATGGATCCCATTGTACTTTATGTAAATTTTGTTCTAAAATATGAATTGCATTCAGATTTCTTGATAATTCATACCATTTGACCTTATCTAAATTTTGTTCTAAAATACGAATTGCATTAGGGTTTCTTGATAAACACATCCAATCAATATAATGTAAACGTTCTACTATAATATGAATTTTATTAGGAATTCCAAATATATTAGGATTCCTAAATATATTTGGCCATTTTACCTTATCTAAATTCTGTTCCAATATACGAACCGCATTTGGGTTTTCAGATAAAAAATACCAATTCACCTTATCTAAATTCTGTTCTAAAATATGAATGGCTTCTGTATTACGTGACAGTTCTTCCCAATCAACTTTATCTAAATTTTTTTCTAATATACGAATGGCTTTACGATTACGTGATAAGGCACTCCATTTAACTTTGTCTAAATGTTTTTCTAAAATATGAATTGCATTTTCATTTAATGATAAAGTATACCAATCACGTTCACTAAGTTCATTGTTTTTATCTAAATATTGTTCTATAAAAGTGATTGCTTCGAAATTATTATTTTTACATAAGCTATTCAAGTCAATTAAAGTAGTTATGTTCCTTTTATTAAATGAATATAATCTTTCTTTAAAAATGGGTTTTTTCATTTTATTTGTAGATATTTACAAGTAAAATTAAATAATTCTTTATAATAAAAGATATATATAGATATAAATATAATATTTTATAAATTTCAATTTTTTCAAATATTGATTATATAACATTTTCCATATAATCACTAAATTCAAATTTATATAAAGATGATAATCGCTCTATTCTTTGTGGATTAAACACATTTTCAACTAATTCTTCAAAAAAATCTCTATTATTCTCTTTCATTTTTTCATAATCTAAGGAAAATAATAAATGAGTTGCATTGGAATTTCCTGATAGTGCATTTGGACAGACTTTATCCAGATTTTTCTCTAAAAGATGAACTGCCGCATGATTATATGATAAAATATCCCAATCAAGCATGTATGCATGTTCTTCTATGAAATGAACTGCATGTTCTTTGAGTAATAATCTTTCCCAGTCGATAAAATCATTTAATCTTTCTTGAATATCGTTAATCATAGAAGGATTAATATTTCTCCAGACAGGTGAACTAAAATCTACTTTATTTAAATAGATTTGTTCAAAAATATGAAACGCATTTTTATTAAATGCTAAATTCGCCCAACAAACTTTGTCTAAATTCTGTTCTATAATATGAAGTGCTCCGGGATTTGCTGATAATGGAATCCAATCTACTCTATGTAAATTTTTTTCCAAAATATGAACTGCATTTTCATTACCTGATAATTCACTCCAATATACTCGATGTAAATTTTTTTCTAAAATGGGAATTGCATTTTTGTTTCTGGATAAAAGAATCCAATCAAGTTCGTCTGTTTCATCAGGATGCTCTTCTAAATGTTTTTCCAAAAGATGAATTGCGTTTTCATTACCAGATAATATACACCAATCAATTTTATTTAAATTTTGTTCTAAAATATGAATTGCTTCAGTATTAGCTGACAGTCCGCGCCAATGCACTTTGTCTAAATTTTTTTCTAATATACGAATAGCTTTACGATTATGTGATAAGATATACCAATTAACTTTATGTAAATATTTTTCTAAAATATGAGTAGCATTTGGATTTCTTGATAAATATGTCCAATTAAGTTCTTCTGAATCTAAATTCTGTTCTATAAAAATAATTGCTTCAAAATTATCATTCTTACATAATTCTCCAAATTCTACTAAAGAAGGTTTAACTTCTTTCAAATATCCTGGATCTATATCTATATTAGATAAATTAATATATGGTGAATAATCAAGAACCGGTATTGTAAAACTTACATCTACAAGTTCAGATTTTTCATATATCCTCTCTTTGAAAATAGGCTTACACATTTTTGTTACATGTAATTAAAATTGTCTAAATAGATTATAAATACTATTAATACTTTATAAAAATCAATTTTTAATTAATTAATATTCATAACATATTTATTATATAACATCTTCCATATAATTAATAAAATCAAATTCATATAAAGCGGATAATTGTAATATTCTTTGCGGATTAAACACTTTTTCAACTAATTCTTTGCAAAAAGATTTATTATTGTCTTTCATTTTTTCGTAATCTAATGAAAATAATAAATGTGTTGCATTTGGATTTCTTGATAAACCTTCGGGACAGACTTTATCCAAATTCTTTTCTAAAATATGAACTGCTGCACTATTGTATGATAAAAAAGTCCAATCAACTTTATCTAAATTTTGTTCTAAAAGATAAATTGCGTATTCTTTGAGTGATAACAAAGACCACTCACGAAAAATATTTAAATTATTTTCAATTAGGTAAATTATATTAGGATTTAAATTCTCAGATACTAGAGTATTCCAATTAACTTTATCTAAATGCTGTTCTAAAATATGAATAGCATTTGAATTTGCAGATAACCATTCCCAATTAATTTTATCTAAATTTTTTTCTATAATATGAATAACATTTGGATTTCCAGATAACCATTTCCAGTTTATTTTATCTAAATTCTGTTCTAAAATATGTATTTTATTTGGATTTCCAGATAATCTATCCCAATCAACTTTATCTAAATTTTGTTCTATAATATGGGTTGCATTAAGATTTGATGATAAACATATCCAATCAACTTTGTCTAAATTCTTCTCTAATATGCGTATCGCATTGGGATTTAAAGACAAATTTATCCAACAAACTTTATCTAAGTTTTGCTCTAAAATATGAATAGCATTTGGATTACATGATAATTCAACAAAATCAACTTTGTCCAAATTTTTTTCTAATATACCAATTGCTTCAGGATTACGTGATATGGCACTCCAATCAACTCTATCTAAATTCTTCTCTAATATACGGATTGCTTTACGATTGTGTGATAAGGCATTCCAATTAACTTTATCTAAATGTTTTTCTAAAAGATAAATTGCGCTTTCATTTGATGATAAGGTATACCAATCTCTATAAACTAAGTCTTTATTTGTATCTTGATCTAAATATTGTTCAATAAAAGAAATTGCTTCTAAATTATTATTTTCACATAATCCACTCAAATCTATAAAAGTTGTTGTATATTCTTTATTTAATAAATAAAGTTTTTCTTTAAAAAATGGTTTAATCATTGGGTATTGTTTGGTATTATTTGTATTATTCAATAATTATATTGAAATAAATATAATTATAAATCAATAATTTATAAATTCAATTTTTAATACTTTATTGAATAAGTCAAAAAATAAATCAATCGGCATATGGTTCTTTAAGTAATGTTATAAATATTTATGTAAATTTTTAGTCCGTTCATATTCATAACATATTGATTATATAACATTTTCCATATAATCAATAAAATCAAATTCATAAAGAATAGACATTCTTGATATTCTTTCAGGATGAAATGTTTTTTCAACTAATTCTTCAAAAAATCCCCTATTATTCTCTTTCATTTTCTCATAATCCATATGAAATAATAAATGAGTCGCATTCGGATTCAATGATAATTGATTCCACCATACTTTAGATAAATTATTTTCTAAAATATGGACAGCATTTGGATTAGATGCTAATTCATACCACCAAATTTTATCAAAATTTTGTTCCAAGAGATGAATTGCATTTGGATTTCTTGATAAATGTAACCAATTAATCATGTGTAAATATTGTTCTAAAATATGAATAGCATTAGGGTTTGATGATAAAAAATCAAAATCAACCGCATCCAAATTCTGTTCTAATATATGAATAGCATTTGGATTTTTAGATAAGGAATGCCAATTTATTTTATCAGAATTTTTTTCTAAAAGATGAATCGCATTAGGATTTGATGATAAATATGTCCAATTGACTTTATCAAGATTCTTCTCTAAAATATGAATAGCATTGGGATTTTTTGATAATTTTGACCAATTTACTTTATCAAGATTTTTCTCTAAAATATGAATAGCATTTGGATTTTTAGATAACTTTGACCAAACAACTTTATCTAAATTCTGTTCCAATATATGAATTGCATTAGGATTTTCTGATAAATATGGCCAATAAACTTTATCTAAATTTTGTTCTAAAATGTAAATTGCATTTTGATTTTTTGATAATGAAGCCCAAAATACTTTATTAGAGTCTATAAATTTGAAGACTGGTTTATTCATGTTGACTATTTTTATAAAAATAAATAAATTATAAAATTAAATATTATTCAATAAAATTCAATTTTTATAATTTATCTAAATATCATAACCTAATAATTCAATATCTTCAAATATAAAATCTGACAAACATTCTTGTTTACGGTCTTTTATTTTAATAATAGATAAAACATCTGGTGTATTCCATGCAACTGTTTCCATAAAATATATTTGACTATCATTATATGTTGTTTCTAAACATTTATAATTTATTAAAGATGGAATTAACCTTGTTTTATTTCCATCTCTATATCCATTCATATGACACAATAGATGAACAAGTAATGATGTAAAGATAATATTTATAAAAACTTCATTTAGAATATTTCCTTTTTGATGTATTACATTACATGATAAATTATTTTCAGCCAAACTAAAAGTATATATTGAATAAAATGGACTTATATCATCTAAATTTAATATTACATTATTATTTTTATCACCTTTTATACAATGAATAATATCATTTATTGCATTACTGATTTTACTCTCACGCATCATAGACATAAATGCTTTTTTAAGTATATCACTAATATTTGTCTTAAATATTGAAAATACTGGGAAATATTTTGTTAAATCAATATTCATTTCAAAAAAACGTGATAAACCATTATAACCGAATTTGTGATAAGATTTCAATGACTCTCTCATAAAATTTAGGTATAATTCCTCACCATTTTGAAAGTTATGATCATACTGTAAAACGCGATTTTCAATATAATCACCTTTTTTATTAATTGACTTATAATAAAATTTTCCTTCTAAACCATAAAAACGTTTATTTCCTTCAATATCTTTCCGGATACGTGTTATATAAACTTTATTTAATAATTTATAATAATAAGATGTAAGGTAATAGGTATATATAGATTCACCTCCAGCAATAAATACATTTCCAATAGTATTCATTGAATCATTATATAATTCATTACATAAATCCATACATCCACCCAATGAATCCACAAAATAGACACCATTTTCATATATTTTTTCTATACCAGTAATATTTTTTATAACAATTAAAATAATATCATTTGATTCAACGAGTTCCATTAGAGTATTTCTTAATGGAATATGAGTATTTTCATACGTTTTATTACCAATAATTACAATATTTTTTTTTGAACAGGACTTTTCGGTAATAATTTTAGAAAAATAATTTATGTAATCATACTCTTCATCAAATAGTTCATTATAATCATTTTTATCATTTCCAATGACTAAATTATTTGCATAACAAACTATAAGATTTATATTCATTGTTATAAATATATTTGCTATAATAAATATTTTTATAATAATTTATATAATAACACGAATTAATAATAATTTAATATAAATATTATTAATAAAATTTCTATTTAAAATTAAATAACGTATTAAATATAGTTATTATTTTAGTATTAACATCAGTATTAAACAAACAATTTAAAAATGAGTTATGAAACAACAAATGAACAAACAAATGAAACAACAAATCAAACCAATAAATATCTTAGTATATTTACAGATAAAATTTGTAACAATATTATACCAGAAGATGATATAGCATATAATTTCCCATATAAACTTGATGCATTTCAATTAGAAGGGATTTATAGAATTCATATTGGTCAAAATGTACTTATAACGGCACATACCGGCTCTGGTAAAACAGTTTTAGCAATATATGCAATAGCACATTGTATAAAAAATAATAAAAAAGTAATTTATACATCACCTACAAAGTCACTATCAAATCAAAAATATGCGGAATTTACAGAAATGTTTGGAAAAGATCAGGATGGCGTTATAGGTATTATGACAGGTGATATTAAAATGAATCCTGATGCACAATGTATTATTATGACAACAGAAATTTTAAGAAATATGCTTTATAAACGCGAAGTTGAAGAAACCACTATGATTGACATATCTCAAGTTGGCGCAGTAATATTTGATGAAGTCCATTATATAAATGACCCTGATAGGGGTAAAGTATGGGAAGAATCTATTGTTTTATTACCACGTGAAATTACATTAGTAATGTTGTCCGCGTCCATAGATAAACCAGAGGTTTTTGCTGGTTGGATTGGGAATATTAAAGAAAAGCCCATTAGTTTAATACCCACATCACACCGTGTTGTTCCATTGCGCCACTATTTTTGGAATTCATATATATTTGATAATAATGGTAAGGATGAAGTGCGATGGGAGATGATGGAAATATTAGATGAAAAGGGGAAATTTAAAAATTATGATATAATCAGGAAAAATAAGATTCATAACATAAGTTCATTAATGGATAATTTAGTAAATTTTTTGGTTGAAAACAATTATACACCTGCACTTTTTTTTAAGTTGAGTCGTAAAAAATGTGAATCGGTTTGTAAAATGGTGCGTAAAAATTTATTAAATGCGGATGAACTAATAGAGATTGAAAAGACATTTAATTATTATATGAGGGAATATAAATCTATATATGAAGTTATGCCACAATATCAGGACGTTTATAAACAGGTATTAAAAGGCGTCGTTTATCATCATTCTGGTCTAATTCCTGTTTTAAAGGAGATTATTGAGATATTATATAGCAAAGGCCTAATAAAAATCCTTTTTGCCACAGAAACATTTTCAATTGGCGTAAATATGCCGACAAAGACTGTTTTATTTAGTGATTTGGAAAAATATTCAAATACAGGTATGCGTTTATTGAGGACAGATGAATATTTACAAATGAGTGGACGCGCTGGTAGAAGAGGACTTGATAAGTTTGGGTCTGTAATAATTCTACCTACAATGGTTTTACCTGATGAAAAATCTTTTAGAAATATGTTGACTGGAAAATCACCTATGTTAAATTCTAAATTTAAATTGACTTATCAATTTGTATTAAGAACATTAAATAGTGGTAAATTTGATGCAAATCACTTTTTGGAAAATACTCTTATTTCAAATGAGAATGAGAAAAAAGCCATTGGAGTAATAATGGAAAAAAATGAACTGTCTATAAAATTAAATGATATTATTGAAAAGAATTTTAATGAAGGAGACGGAGAATATGATAAACTTACAAAATATCATAATTTAGTATGTGTTCCAGAAATTGATTCTTTTTTTACAATTAAAAAGAAAAAGAATAATAAAAAACCATCATCAGAAGACATTGAAAAAAAGAATATTATGGATAGTATTACTAATTTTGAAAAGAAATATGAAATATATAAAGAAACAGTGAATATTAAAAAGGAGATTTCAGCATTAGAGGATAATATATGGTATTTTGAAAATGAATTAATTACATATATATATAATATTATTCAACTATTAGAAGAGAACGATTATTATGTAAATAAACAGATTACAAAAAAGGGTATTGTTGCATCAGAAATTAATGAATGTAATGAAATATTATTTACAGAAATGATATTTAAAGGATTATTGGATGATTTAGAGTTTCCGGAAATATGCGCTGTATTAATTTCATTTTTAAACGAAAGGGATAGACAAGGTGATGAAATATATATATCTGATTTAAAAGTCAATAAAAAAGTTACAAATGTTTTAACAAAATTAAAAAAGATGGGAGAAGAGATGGAGATTTTAGAAGATAAATATAAAATATATATTGGAAGTGATTATACTATTTACTTGGATTTTATAGAACCTGTTTATATATGGGCAAAAGGAGGAACTATTCAAGAAGTATATAATCATACAACTGTTTATGACGGTAATTTTGTTAAAGCAATTATGCGATTAAATAATTTGTGTGAAAATGTATTTGGAATATGTAAAGCGATTGAAAGATTTGATATTTGTAGTAAAATGGAAAATTATAAAAACATATTAATTAGGGATGTTACTACAATACATTCTCTGTATATTAGTTAAAAACAATGTCTATTTTGAACGGCAAAGGGGGCAGGATACACCATTATTATTATTGATGCATGTAGCACGCCATGCATCATAGCATTTTGTACAAAAGACGTGACAACAATTAAGTTTTATAATATCATTTTTATTAAATATTGCATTAATGCATATTGGACAACTATTATAATTTATACAATTTATAAGGCTTTCTTCTGATAAATTAATATTTTTATATTCATCTTTTATTTTTATATAAAATGTTGCTTTTTTAATTAGATTTTTAGATAATTTATTATTCACATCATTACCATTATCTATTTCAAAATTTAAATCCATATAAAAATCATCATATGTTTTATTGGTTAAATTATTACTTAAAATATTTAATTTATTACTTATTTGACATAGGTTATTTATGGCTTTTAAATTATTTATATTGTTTTTATTATCTTCTAAAATGGATATTTTAATATATTTTTCCATTATATATTATTTATCAGTTCTTTAAAAAATAAATTTATTTTATTATAATATTGTTTTTATATTTTTATATATAAAAATTGATAGGATTTTAATCAAATATTTGAATTATTCTTATAATTTATATAAAAATAATTGATGTTTAATAATAAATTAATAAATCATGGATCATCTCTATATCAAATTCTATAATAATACAACACTATCTATTACAGTATCTGCGTTCAGGACGGTTAATATGAGAGTAAGTATAGAGGTAAATACTACCGTAGAACCACATACAGAAGTTACTGTATATTCAAGTTCAGGTCATTGGACAATTTCTACATTATACAATGAAGAAGAGTATGATACTGTATTGGAACAACAAAACAAACTTGTTAAATATAGAAATCTTGCAACAATTAATTATGAACCTAATATATACGGTCATACTGATAATATTGTAGATTCTTACTTTAAATTAGTGTATGATAAAGAAAATAATACTGTAACTTGGTCACGCGCTGTAGTTTGGTAACTTAAAAGTAATACTTAATAAACATTTAAAAATCCTCAAAAATCGTGGTAATAATTATTTAATAATTTAATTGATTTAAAAATACCCATTATAATATTATATGAATAAATGGAAATTATAAAAACAAATATAGACGAATGCATGAATCGATGCATTGGATACAATAAATATAATAAAAAATGTAGAGCTATAACAAAAAATAATAGTTTATTTTGTAGTCCATGTCATGAACCATTAAATCGCGAATTGATTGACGGGGAATGTTTTATGTGTATTGAGAAAGTTACAAAATCAGCCGACATTATATTTTTTAAATGTAAACATGCTTTTCATAAAGAATGTTATTTTGAATGGGTTGAAAGTTCAAATAATATTAATCCTATATGTATGTTATGTAGAAATGAAATTGACTTTTTAAAGGATAAAAAAATTAAATTTTTTATAGATAAATATAAAAAAATATCTTATGAAGAATTGGATAATATAAATAAACTTGATATAATATTGATTCAAAAAAAAATATTTTATTAACTTTATTATTTATTAATTTTAATAATGTTTATAATTAAATAATTTTAATAAAATAAATCATATTAAAAAAATATTAATAAATTAAACATATGAGTGTAATATTAGAGGAAGATATTAATTTAAATATGTCTATTTCTTTAGATAATGAAACAATGAATGATATAGACGATGATAAAAATTTTGAATTAAATAATACATGGGTATTATGGTTTCATAAAGTAAATGACAATAATTGGACTTTAAATAGTTATGTTAAAGTGTATGAAATGAGTAATTATTTTGATTTATTATTTATAATGAGAAGTATTGAAAATATTTCTTCTGGTATGTTTTTTTTGATGAAAAAAGGTATATTACCTATTTTTGAAGATGAAAATAATAAACATGGTGGAAATTGGTCAATAAGAATAACTAAGAAAGATTCATTTGATTTTTGGCAAAAAATTATTTATTATATGTGTATTAAAAATATAACAATTGACAAAAATTATGAAAGTAAAATAAACGGAATATCAATTAGTCCTAAAATTAATAATTGTATTTTTAAAATATGGACATCTGATTTTAAAGGAATGAAAACTGATTATATGAGAAAAGATTTAGAATTTATAAATTGGAATGATACTTTTTATTTACAACATAATTGTAATAATTGAACTTGAAAATATTTATATTTATGAATAATTTAGAAATAATTTTATATTTACAAAATACGTATATATTAAAAATAAAATATATACGTATTATAATAAAAAATGTCAATTGAAGATTCTGATAATTCAATTAATCATAAAGAGTTATTTTCAATGTTTGAACGATTTATGGGAATGATAAGTCCACAAATAGAAGATTTTAGAGAACAATTTGAAAATAATATTAATAAAAAAACTTCAAAAAAACTTAGAAATAATAAAAAGAAGAAATCTTTAAAATCAAGTGAAATTAAAATTGAAGAAGAAACTGAAAATTGTGAATTTGTAAAAATCGACGATGATAATAGTAATGAAAAAAAAGAAGAAGATGACGAAGAAGATTTCGACGAAGAGGGGAATAGTGATGATAGCGACGAAGAAGATGATGAAGAAGATGATGAAGAAGATGATGAAGAAGATGATGAAGAAGACGAAGAAGAAGATGATGATGACGATGAAGAAGAGGACGACGAGGACGATGACGATGACGACGACGATGAAGACTTTGGAGAATTAGATATTAAATGTAATTTTTGTTGTAAATTAATTGAAGACAATAGTTATATTATTACCCCATGTAGTCATTTTATTCATACAAATTGTATAGTTAAATTAATTATTGATAATAAAGATAAATATGAAGACTATTTAAATAATAAAGATAATATTGTTGATATTATAAATATTACTGAAAATGACAATGAAAAAGACAATGAAAAAGAAATAATAGAAGATGATTATTCCGATAATAACGTTGACAATAATAAAGACATCGTTGATAATGAAAGTAAAATTATTGACGACGGTGATGAAAGAGATTCAGATGATGGAAGTGATGATGACGAAGAAGATGATGATGAAGATGAATCAGACGAAGACAACGAATCAAATGATGAAGATTGTATTCACTGTAAAAATTTATTTTTAGTATAATTTTATAATATTATAAATAAAATTTATAAATAAAATTTATAAATAATAAATTGATATTCAATTTATTATAATATTTCTAAAATAATTAAAATATAAAAAAACTGATGGATATTTTTAACTAAAAATTTTTATCTATTATATTAAATAAGTTTAATGTCCTATATACGTATAAGTAAAAATTTCATTCCTAAAAATGTCATCCATTATTTCACCAAAGAATATTAACGAAATTAGACGCAGACATCCGTCAGGACCTTATTTTTTTAATCATATTCGTGCAAATGAATTAATTAAGGAGATTGTTCATTTGGATCAATTATCCAATGCATATGATCTTTTTAAAAAATTACTCAAGATAGTACATAAAATACACACTAATGTGCTCATCGATCTAGACACAAAGCAGAATTTAATTTGGTACGACTATCCGCGTGTGTTGGCTGAATTAAGACAAATTGATGATCGTCTTCGCTTATTGAGATTCTTCTATCCTGAATATTGAGCTGTTTTTGTGTGAATTAAGTATAATTAATGAATTTCCATACAGACTTGTACCAACATGTACCAACATGAGCATTTTCCATCCCCGGTGTCTAATATAAATCACTATATATATTAGATATCTTTATAAAATAATTAAAATATAAAAAAAACTGATGGATATTTTAATTAAAACGTTTATCTATTATATTAAATAAGTTTAATGTCCTACTACGTATAAGTAAAAGATGTCACTCGAAATTACCTCCGAAACGAATGAATACCCATATGTTGATAAGGAATTTCATCTACTTTTTAAAATGATTGACGAGTCAAACAGATCTGTCATTCTGGACATAAATATGTCAGAAAGAGGAACATTTGAGGATTTAAAAAATAAAAAACTTGCTGAACTCCAAGCTGAATACGACGCTTCGCGCGACTATGATTCGCTGGCTAAAATAAATGAATTCATATTTAAATGTCATATTTATATGTGTTTTTCTTCAATGATTGACGCATATAAAAAATTATTACATGAGACATTCGTGTTCATTATGAATCATGAACACTTACGCGGGGAAGAAAATCAAGCCCGTTTTGAAGAAACATTGGAGGAATATAGAAAAAAAGGAGAATTTCTTACTGGAAAAATTCAATTGTTCGAACAAAATAGAGTGTTCTGTTGCTCTGAAATAAAATATCATACACTTCATTCTTCTTCGACAGGACACATTCTTTCTAAACATTATCCAAGGAAGATTGATGAATGCTTGAAATACATTGGTTATATGAAAGAGTCGGTCTAAATCATTTGGACACCATACATTTCAACACATTACAATATATGGATATTACACAAAAACACCTCGAACTATTTACTATCATAAATACACTATTAATATATTATGATTGATAGTATGTAGTTTTATAAAAGACTTAAAAATATAAAAACTGATGGATATTTTTAATTAAAAATTTTTATCTAATATATTGAATAAGTTAATAATATTATCGCACCATCTAACTAAAAATGTCTACAATCAACGAAATATCTACGCCACATGATGAATTTACAAATCAAGTTACACATTGGGTTCATCAGTCAGAAGGTTACGAACGTTACTACAATGGTAATGCCTTAAAATGGGCAATATTTTACCATGGTTTGAGCTTGAAAACTAAAGTTCGTTACAATTTGTCCACTAAAGATCCTTCTTTAGGATATAGAGGTTTATCAGAAGAAGTTCTTGATAATGATAAAAAATATCAATCGCTACTTGATGATATCAAATTGAAGGCCATACCAATATTTGGGGTTGATGGAGCTAATAAAATGGCAGATATCCTTCATGTATATTATGTATATAAAGTGGCCGAAAGCGATCCTAATGTATGGTACGCGCCCTTCATGAATTTTATTTTTATCGTGTGGCCGAAAGCGTTCTAACGTGTGCAAAATATGTCTAAATAAGTAGGATAAATATCTTTGTTGGATACATTCCTCAAGTTTGAAACATGCCTCAGTTGGACACTATAAATTTTGATACATCGCGTTATATGAATATTATACAAAAACACCCTAACTAATTACTATCATGAATACACTATTAATGTATTATGATTGATAGTAAGTAGTTTTATAAAAAAATTAAAAATAAGAATATTATTTATTAAACAAATCAAATACTCTTAGTCCATTTCTACTTTTGGAGCCAAAGCCAACGTCAAATTACCGATACTTCCAACAGCAAATTTAATAACAATTGGAAAATTATTTTTCATATAAATTTCAATAGAATTACATAAATTAGAACACTTTGTAAAAAGTACTAAGTGCTTTAAATTATAATATCCTTGAATAATATTATTATCAACCGATGATTTAACAAATGAAAGACCATTATTAGCTTCACCTATAATGGTTTCTTGTTGTGCAAATTCACCTTTACATGAGAATATTAATTGATTACCCACTGACTTTATTTCAATAATATCAGATATATTAATCATATCTCTACATATTTTATTAAAATCGTTACTTGGCATAGTAATAATAGATTCAAATTGTGCAGGTGGTATTTGATAAGTAGTCTCATCAACTTCAATTAAATTCAAATAATAATTGGTAATACTATTCTTTTCACCATTTTCAATTCTTATTCCGAGTAAATTTGTATTATTGGCATCAATAAAAAGAGATAAAGCATCATTATTAGTGAGTGTTCTAACTAATTTAAATAAATTTAACATATTTACACCTATGAAAATTTTATGTTTACAATAATAATATTCAAAATTTTCTTTTTCAAGCTTTAAATGAACTAAAATTGTCTGTGTTGGGTCCATAGTTACAATTTTCATAGCACTATCAGTAAATTCTATATTAGCATCTGTTAAAATTTCTTTTAAACTTTCAATTAGAGTTTTAAAACATGAACTTTGAACTGTTTTTATTTCTATAATTTTTTCACTCATATTTAATTATATAATAATTAATTAAATAATTCTTTAAATTAAAATAAAATTTAACAAAAATCAATTTCATTATTATTTGATAAAACACTAATTTTCAAATTGTCATTTTTCATAAATTGAACAAAATAATTCATAAATAAAAGTATTTTTTCTTTAATACAGTTCATAAAAGATTCATCATAATCTAATTCAATTACATTTATATCTGTTCCATCTTTTTTCTTAAATGCTTCAACAAGATGACCTTTTTGAGTTTTAAATATGAAAAGATAACACATCAATTGAACTTTTTCATAATCACGTAATTCATAAAAAAGTTTATTTACGCGGTTTTTTATTTCAATTATACTACCATTTTCCATGCATAATCCATCTATTTTTCCACCAAGATAAAAAGATATATTGTCATCAAATTGACCTATTTCAACTTTTTTATATTTATTATCTTTAACAATTGTTAATCCAGTTAGTTTATTATATAAAACCGCTATATCATTTTCATTTTTAATACCGAAATTAGTGTTTGTAACATTGTTTATACATTTTGTTATTTCCATCTTTTTGGTTTCATCAAGATTTTCAACTTTTTTCATAATATCTTTTTTTATTGAATTTAATGAAGAAGTATTTCTTGTTAATGAACACTTTTTCAAATCTTGTAATATTTCAATATTATTGTCCTTTTCTATTTTTTTAATAATATCTATATCATTTTCTTTGATAAATTGTGTTTTAGAACTGAATTTTTCATAATCGTCTTTTGCATTTTTCTTCCAAAAATCAATTAAAAAATCGCGTTTTGTTTTAAATTTATTATGACCTGTTATTATAGCGACTTCACTTATGTTTATTATAAAATTCATGTTAATAAATTAAATATTATATATCATTTTATATAATATTTATTTATAATAAAATCTTTTATATAAAATTATAAAATAAATTGTTTTTATAAATTTATATGAAATGTATATGTTGAAAAATAAAATTATGAATAATTAAAAATTATGTATAATTAAAAATTATGAATAATTAAAAATTATGAATAATTAAAAATTATGTATAATCAAATAAAAAATTATAATAAATTATTAAAAATAAATTAAAATCGAATGTAATATTATATAAATTATGCACGAATCCGGACATGAACATACTTATTTGGGACTACATGCATGGTCAAAAACAATGATTGAACGCGCGGGTTGGATAATAATAAGCCTTGAACACGGTGAAAAAGAACATGTAAAAGCTTATGTTAATAAAATATCGTATTTATTAAAGTCGATTAAACATAAAATTAGTGCTATGAAAAAGAGTGGTGATAAAAGTCATCACCTTCATGAGTTAGAAATACTTCATACTGAAGTAAGTCATATTAAAGATTTCTTTAAAAATTGTGTTTCAAAATCAAAATCTAAATCCTCCTCTAAGTAAAAATAATATATAATAGTTATTTCATATAATTAACATTTTTTTAATTTTAATTTTAGACTTTTTATCCTTATTATCAATTTTATTATCAATTTTATCATCAATTTTATTTTTAATACTTTTTTTAATAGTCTTTTTTTTAGATTTATTTTTAATTATATCAGTTGAAGAAGATGTTAATATTTGATTGTCTGACTCAATCATATTATCAACTATATCTTCATTTTCGCCATCACTATATTCAGATATAAAATCTAAAATAGATAATTTAACAATATCTTTATAATTATCTTGTAAAATAGTATTAATTGTTTTATATGCATCATTTACTTGTTCAATTAAACATCCTCCTGTTATTATAATAGAGCCACTTTTAAATATAGATATAGTAACCTTTTTACATTTACCGTTTCCATTTCCATTTCCTTTTCCAGAACATTTAATTGTACATTTACATTTACCAGTACTTATTTCATTTAAAGTATTGAATGATTTATTCCAATAATATCCAATAATTAAACCCCTGTACTTTTCAGGATTAAACTTTGTAAATAGCATATACTTATCAGAATTTAATATATTTAATAATTTCAATAAATCAATTTTAAAATTAGTATTGAAATTACTATTAATCATTGTTATTCTATAACCATTAATTTTAGACTCAGATATTATTCTATTTCTTTCATTTTCAATAATATCAACACTTTCATTATTTGAAATTAATGTATTAATATGTTCTTCATTTACTTTATCAAACTCAATAAATATAGAAGACATTTTTTTTAATTCATTAAGTAAGACCGTACATGCATTAAATCCATCCATCTCATCTTTTGAACCAGTTAAACTTATCTTTCCATTATTAAATAATTTTATATTCACACATTTTATATCGTGTGATGCTTTTACAATAATTGAACAACTATTATAAAAATATTCGTTGTCCTTTTTCTTTTTTTGTCTTCCATGTTTTTTCAAAGAATTATTTTCTAATGAATCAATATTTCCTAATATCAACATACAATCTTCAATACTCTCTGGATCCATTTCATTATTCATAAATTTAATAAAAGGTTTTTTATATTTTTTTAAATGACATTCATCAAAACGAATAATGATATTATCAACAACTAATCCTCTTATTAAATAATTAGGATTTTTTTTCAATACAATATTATGTATTATGTTTTTAGCAATAAATATTATTATTTTTGACAAATTAATACTTGCAATATTTTCCATAAAAGCGATTCCAGATTGTGTTGATATAGTATAGTTTGTTGGTATAGGTGCTTTCTCATTCTCTTGATTGTTTAATAGTTTTATAAAATTAATAATTTTTAAATCCATATCTTCGGATGAATTTTTTGAATTCATTGTTTAAATAATTTTTTATTTCTCTCGTATTATTTTATATAATATTTTTTTAAGTTAAAAATAATTTAAAAAAATTTAAAATCATTTTTTTTTAATTTATTAAAAATTATGAATTATAACATGTACATTCATTAATTTTTATATTATTATGTGAAGTATTCATATTGAAAACATTTTGAAAATTATTATTATAAGGAAGTCTATCTTCTTTTTTTAAACATTTAGCGCGTCCAAACCCGGGATTACAATCATATGATGTTATTTGGTCAGCATATGCATCACTATAGTCAACATCTAATAATTTAGAACATTCTTTAACATAATCAGTTCTTTTCATATATTTACAATTTGTAAAAACATTATAATCTATTTTATGATTTGCAGGTTCTAATTTAATAATCTCATCTGTATAATTATAAGTACATATTGCACGTGCTTTACTATTATCCGCTTTACCATTTGTATAACATCCTCCTTTTTCTCCAACTAATACTTCTTTTGCACCAATACTATTAACATTGTAACCGATGGGTGGATTTTTATTTGAAAAATATCGACACCATGAATTAAAATCATCGCTCTTATTTAAACAAGGTGTTTTAACAATATTAGGCTTTTTACTATTAGGCATCATACCACATATTGGTTTTGATTCATTATCATTACATTTTTTTAAATTAATGACTTGAAACAATGGATTTTTTTTTTGACATATTAAATCAAAATCAGTTGAATTTGGTAAACAATCTTCATCCTTTTGTTCAAGTTCGTCTTTAATATTATCTATTGAATTATTATTCATTAAATTATTATCATTACGATTTCCTTGAGTTCGACTTGACATATTTAGATTAATATTTTTATCTTTATTTTTAACAATACATTCACAATTAAAATTGTATATACCCCATCCTTCTTCAGTTGAACATAAACCACCTAATTCACATTGATTTAGATTATTTGTATTTTCATCATTATTCGATGTATCGTTTAATGAATCATTCGATGAATCACTGGTAATAGTCTTTTCATTCGTATTTGTCCAAGATGTTTTTTCTTTATTCTTTTGTACACCAGCAATATCAAGGAATCCTTCACTCATAGATTTATCATTTTTACTATTATATATTTTTTTGTATAAACGATATTTACCGCCTCTATTATGAGTATAAATTCCATAATTATATTGTATAAATAAAGATATTAAAATAACTATAATAGAAATAATTATAACAATATTATTCATAAAAAATTTTTTTAGTGATTTTAAACTAAATGTTTGTTTCATATCAATAAACCTATTATTAATAAATATATTTTTATTAATAATATATTATTTAATTTGAAAATATTTATATTTATATTTATATTTATATTTATATTTCTTATAAAATAAATGTAAAATATATTTTATATATCCGCATTCCATTGTTCGTTGTTAAATCCAACTATTT